AGCAGTATCCGAGGGATTGACCTTAGCGGAACGCCTGGAAATCGGCAGAGAGGTAGGCGCGGACTTGGTGGTTGCAATCAGCAAAGCGGCGCGGGTGCTAGAGGCTCGTAATAATGCGCGCCTCGCGAAGGTGGTTGCGAAGGTCGAAGCTCGCCGGCTGCCGAACATGGCAGGGTGCCACTTCATAGCGATCGACCCCGGCACGAAGTACTATGGCTGGGCGGAGTTCCGTTTCGGGCACTTGCTCGCGTGCGGGTACACGGACGATCTCGGGCTCTCGAAGATCCACGCGACTTACATCGACACGTGCGTGATCGAGAAGCCTGAGATCTACGCACGCCAGTCGGGCGTCAACAATCGCGACATTGCGGAGCTCGCGTTCAGTGCAGGCGAGATCGCCGGTGCATTCAAGCAGCGAAGCACGGTCTACCCTCGGCAGTGGAAGGGAACTGTCAAGGGTGACGTCATGTGCCGGCGTATTCGCAGAGCTCTGAGGGAAAGCGAGCCGCTTGCGTACGCGCTGGGCAGGCTGCCCGCAGGCAAGCACGAACACGTACTTGATGCGTGCGGGTTAGGATTGCGATGCTGCGGGGTGACGCTATGACCACGAACACGTGTGCAGACCACAAAGGCAACTACATGGCGGACGCGGGCTGCGGCGAGTGCAAGCAGCCCGAACCAGCAGGGGACGCGGCCGAGCGGGAGCACTGTCGCGCCGCTGTACAGCGCGAGCTCCCGCTGTGCGCTACACCGCCTTGGTGCGTTGACATGCTCATGCGCGAGCGCGCGGCGGCTCGGGCGGAAGGCTATCACGCGGCGTGCATGGACCTGGCCGGGGACAAGCTGTCGCTCCAAACCAAATACACGGCCTTGGTCAAGGCTGCGCGGGCTGTGGACGACTTATACTGCAACGGACGTGATGCGGCAGACAACGCGTGTCGACGCCCGGTGTTAATGAACGCGCTCCGCGACGCACTCAAGAGGGAGCCGTGAACAAATACGAAGCTAAACGTATCGTCCTAAGTGCGATCATTACAACCATCCAAGCGGATCTGAGCGCCGACGCCGGCTACTTACATGCGGCGCAAGACGGCACCGAGTACACAGAAAAAGACGTAACTCGCTTGAGAGCGGCCGCTCTAGGTCTATCCGCGAGTCTGCAGAAAAGACTGGATCGCCGATGACAGCTATTCGACAGTGGCAACGCCTCGCACACGAGCTGGCCCGAGAGAAGGGGGAGCACAGCTTGGTGTGTCTCGAGTGTAATGGCGTTCCGAATGGAAACAACTACGAGTTGTGTCGCTGTCGTACCGGTCGCGTCGAAGTCGACCACAAGAGCCCGACCCGCATCTCGTCTCGGCTTGCCCTGATCCATCTCGCGATCTCGCGCGCAGTCGAGTGCGCGGTGAAGGGGGAGATGACACAAGGCTGGCAAGACGATGATGGCACTCATTGGGGTACCAACCTGCCCGGGGCTCTGAGTCTCTGCAGTGACCCCGAACCCGTAGGCTTCCCGATCGCGCTCGCGGACGTGTTCTTGCGCCTTTGCGATCTGGCGGAGTCGATCGGTGTGGCGCTACCGGATGTGACCCCCGTGGGTGGTCTGACACGTGAGTGCGTTAGCACCCCAGAAAAACTACTCTCCGAATTGAATTACCTTCACTACGTCCTAGCTGACTGGACCAACGATCCGGAAGATACGACCGAGGAAGATCGTTGGGGCGAAGGGCTAACACAGGTGCTATTCGCGCTGCGACGGCTGTGCTCGGCATGCGGCGTTGACCTGTTCGCTATGGCCGAGCTCAAGTACGCGTACGAGAAAGGGCGGGCGAAGTGAAGCCGGGTATTCAAAGCCTGAACCTGTATCAGATCGAGGCGATGCGAACGCACACGGAAGACCCAACTCGAATCTTGACCTACGCACTCGGCCTTGCGGGCGAGTCTGGCGAGTGCTGTGACCTGATCAAGAAACACATAGGTCACGGGCACGACCAGGACAAGGACAAGCTCGTGAAAGAACTCGGAGATGTGCTTTGGTACGTCGCTGGACTGGCGCACCTGTTAGGGGTGTCGCTTTCTGAAGTCGCGCAGGTCAACATTGACAAGCTGGCGAAGCGGTACCCAGACGGATTCAGTTGTGAGGCCTCAAGGAATCGGACGGAGTAGGAGCATGAGCTATCCTGCAGACCTGGACGAAATCTCTACCGGTAAGCTCCGGGCGGAACTAGAACGCAGAGACGCAATGCGAAAGAATTGCAGGTGTACGTATTGCGAACGCCAATGGAAGCTGTGTCAGGATAAACCGTGCAAGCTTGGTCCGAGGGACCTATGAGCGCGGACGGTAAACCCTCGAACCCTAAGGATGCGATTGCTTCGACGCGCGCACCGCTGCACCTGCTACCGCTACCGGCCCTGCTTGCGTGGTCGCTTGCGCACCTGGAAGGCGGCAGCAAGTACGGCTTTTGGAACTTCGCGGTCGTCGGGGTGCGCGCAACGGTGTACTTCGCGGCCGCGGCTCGCCACCTGTTCAAGTGCTTTTGGGGCCAGTGGGAAGATCCGAAAACGAAGGTGCCGCACCTAGGCTACGTCATGGCGTGCTGCGCAATCATCATGGAGGCACGACACCGCGGCATTCTTCAGGATGATCGCCCGCCCGCGCTCCCGAACATGGATGAACTGTTTGACCAAGCAGAGCAGATCGTGAAGGGTTTGATCGAACAGTTCGGGGGCGCCAACCCGAGGCACTACACGATTGCGGACACTGACGCGATCGCAGAAGAACCGTGCTGCATCATGAGTGGGCGCGGTTCGCATTGTGATTGCGAACCGTGCCGAGCATGCAAACTCGTGTAAATGGGAGTACCTAAATGAGCATCGAGGAAGCAACCGAAACCGCAGAAATACTTGCAGCCCTGAAACTGAACGAGCTGGAGGATCTGGCCTTACCAGTCGAAGCCCTGCGCGAAGGCATGTACGAATTGGACCGCCTCACGGAAGAGCAGCGCAAGCTCGCGGCGCCGCTCAAAGCGGAGCTCGACAAGTTACTCGCACCGTTCAAAGCGAACACGATCGCGCAACAGGCTGTGATCGCAGAAGCGAAAGCGGCCATCGCGCGCCGGTTGAAAGCGGACGACGAGGCGCAGCTCGCAGCCGTCGCGGCTCGGGGGAAGGTACCCGCACCGCGCGAGCTCCCGAAGGGCTTGCAGGCGCGGCGCAAAACCGTGCTGGCGGGCGTGGACCTGGACCTGCTGGACGAAAAGTACCTGACCTACGTCGCGGACTCGGACGCGATCCTGGCAGCTGCAGAAGCCGGGGAAACGGTAGCGGGCGCGACCGTCGAGATCGAAATCACCGTGCAACTGCGGAGGTCCTAAATGTTCTGGCGCCTTGTCGATTGCGCCCGCGAAGTGGGCTTTCTTGAGACGTGGAAACTGTGGAGGCAAAAGGCTTTCGTGCTGCCTACGGACTTTTGGGTGCGGCTGCCAGACTCCGCGTGGGGCGATCGCCCTAAACCGAATGATTCCGCCGCGTTACCAGCGGAAACCCCTGATCTCGCGATCACCCCATTCGAATCGCGCGACCAATAATTAGGTGCTACGCTTGCCCACATGTCCGAAGTTTCACCCCTAACCAAGATATCCGCGCGGCTCGATTCGTGGATGAGCGCGCTCACGGGGATCGGGGGAGCCAAGGACAAGCGGAACAGCTACCAGTTCAAGGGCCAGCCTGCGCTCGACTTCCGGCTTGCAGAGGATCTCTTCAACTCAAACGACCTCGCAGCGAAGGTGTGCGAGGTCTTCCCCGAAGACGCGCTTGCGGGCGGTTTCGAGATCAAGTGCTCCGTCGGTGACGCCAAGTCAGACGGCGGCGCCAAGCTCGAAACGAAACTGCAAGAGCGCTCCAAGCAGTTGGGCGTCCGCAAGCAGCTCACGGACGTTGCCGTGTGGGGCCGCGTGCATGGCGACAGTGCGCTGTTTACGGGCGTGGAAGACGGCTTGCAGTCGTTCGAACCGCTCGACTTGAAGCGCGTCAAGCGCATCGCGTTCTTGCGCCGCGTGACTCGGCAGTATTTGTCGGTTGCGAAACGCTACAGCGATCCGAACCTGCCGAACTACAACGAGCCCGAGCTCTACAGCGTGACGGGTGTCGCGGGCGCGCTGGTAGTGCACGAGTCACGTCTGATCATGTTCCGCGGCGCGCGCACCTCCGAGGAAGAGCTGCGGCGCAACGGGGGCTGGCACTTCAGTGTGTTGCACCGTGGGCAGCAGATCTTGCGCGACTTCGGGATCTCCTGGGATTCGGCTGCGCTGCTCCTACAGAACTCGACGCAGGGCGTGTTTCAGTTGGAAGGGCTTATCGACGCACTGGCGTCCGAAGATGGCCAGAAGCTTCTAGAGACCCGCGTCGAGATCATGGACATGTGCCGCTCGGTACTGAAGTCCATTGCGCTCGACACGAAAGAATCGTTCACCTACCAGACTGCGAGTTTTGCGGGCATCCCTGAACTGCTCGACCGCATGGCGACGCGCATCGCTGCGGCCTTCGGGATCCCGGTCACGGTGCTATTCGGCGAAGCGCCCGCGGGCTTGAACGCCACCGGGGACGCAGACCTGAAGAGCTGGCACAAGCGCGTCGATGCGTACCGCGAGAACGAGCTGCGCGAACCGCTTGAGCGAATCGTCGAGCTCCTGATCGCGGAGCAAGGCACGGCGCCCGCATCGTGGTCCGTCGAGTTCTGCAAGCTGGACAAGCCCACCGAAGCGCAGACCGCGGAGCTACGATTCAAGGTTGCGCAGACCGATCAGATCTACGTGAACCTGCAGACGATTCAGCCAGAAGAGATTGCGGTGAACCGCTTCACGCCCGAAGGTTGGAGTATGGACACCGTGCTCGACCTCACTGTGCGGCAAGCAATCATTGACGAAGCGCACAAGGAAACGCAGCCGGACGCGTCGCTGCAAGGTACCGTTGGCGCGCGTAGCACGGCATTGCTGGAAGTGCTCGACAAGGTTGCGACGAAAGCGATCCCGCGCGAGACAGGCGTCACCATGCTGATCAACGTGTTCGGCATGACAGAGGGTCAAGCTGAGGAACAAATGGGCGTCGTCGGCAAGTCTTTCTTCAAGGACCCTCCAGAGGTAGCGAATGCTGGCGCAGGAAACCCTGATTCGAGCGCTGCGCCAAAGGGTGCGGGAGCGGCTGCGGCGCAAGCGGGCAAAGACGCTCCGCCCAATGGTGGCGCCAAGCCACGCCAACTACCTAAGTGACCTGCTTGAGATCACACGCGACGCGCGACGCGTAATCCTCTCGGAGCTCGAACCACTACTGGCCGAGCTCGCGCTGCGCCAAGACGGCGTGGTCGAGGACAAGCTTCGCGTCGCGCTGCAGCGGATCAAAATAGAGTTTACCAAGCCGGCGCGCGCGGCGCACGTCGCCGCGCGCATGGCGCTGGAAACCGAGCACGCGAACCGCCGCGGCATGAATACGCAATTTCGCGAGCTCGCCGGCATTGACGTCTTCAGTGAGAACCCCGCGCTTGCGACCAAGCTGCATGCCGCGATCCGCCGCAACGTGGATCTGATCGAGTCGATTCCGCACGACCTCCTGGACGACGTCGAGCGCGTGATCGCCCCCGCGATCGAGCATGGCACTCGAGTCGAAGTGCTGCGCGATCAGCTGGCGGAACGATTCAGCGTGAGCGAGTCGCGCGCCGCGTTCATCGCGCGCGATCAGGTGGGCAAGCTAAACGGCGAGCTTGTGAAGACGCGGCAGCAGTCGCTCGGGCTGCAGACGTACACGTGGTCTACGTCACGCGACGAGCGCGTGCGCGGTCGGCCGGGCGGGCCGAAGACTACCTCGAACCACTTCGATCTCGAGGGCACAACGCATGCGTGGGATGACCCACCGGTGGTAGACGAGAGCGACGGGCGCAGATGCCACCCCGGCGAAGACTACCAGTGCCGTTGCCAGGCGTTGCCGAACGTGGACGATTTGCTGGACGCGTTGGGCGTGAGTCCCGACGAAGCGCCTCTAGAATGATTCGACCGCACCGCGCTTGCCGCGCGCAAGCAGGATCGTGATCTTGCCTCCGCACGCTGAGCTGAGCTTGCACGTGATTTGAATCGCGCGCCGGGCGGTGCGGACCGCAGCCTCCAGCGTCTTTGGGGTTTGCATGGCAGCGAGTGCACCCGCCGCCAGTTGCCCGCCGCAGCCCGCCGTTGCCACGCGCGGATACTCGTACTCGCCCATGTCCGAGTCCAACGAGATCAGCCTGTCTGCGTGGCGGTCGTACACCACTAGGCCCCAATGGGATTCCTCTTGCTGCCGCGACCGTACGTATTCCACTAGGTGCGCGTAGTTGCGCGCGCCCGCTTCGGTCAAGTCCTGCAGCGCGCGCCCGTCACTGCCGCACACCGCCACGATACACGAGCCCAGCACTGCGGTTTTTACGCACGTGTCTGTCACCACGCGCCCGTTTGCTTCGCTCGCGCGGCCGTCCACAGCGATGACACACCCTTGTCCGGCGAGTCGGTAACCGATCAAGACGGTCACGGCCGCACCGCAGTCAGCACGCCATAGGTGTCGTCCAGGGTACGACGCGACACGACCGCCACTAGCTGCCGAGCTCGGTTGAATACGGGGCCGCCCGAGTCACCGGCGCACACCCGTCCGAGCACGCGCACGTCGTCAAAGCCGTCGGACTTGAGCAACGTAAGCGGCCGTTCCTCCATGCGGCGGTCGCAGCCGAAGGCAACTACGGTCAGGTTCGAGCCTGCGATCGGCAGCCGTCCGATCTCGGCGGGCGGGACTCCGTGAGGCTTGCTGACTCGCAACACAGCCAGGTCCGCGCCGAACCGCGGGTAGGTGATGTGCACAACGTACTGACCTGCGACAACGAGCGTTGAGCCGCGCACGCAATGCGCCGCGGTCAGAACGTCATACTCGCTGATTGCCGCACCCGAGCAGACGAAGCCCCAAGTGTCGTACACGCGTACCGCGTGCGTACTCAAAGGCGGCGGCATAACTGCAGCGGCAACGTTGACGACGAGTAGGCCGGCTAGGACTGCAAGCACGACGCGCATGGGCTGCAGTGTAGCATACCGACCTACCAAAATGCTCGTGACGAAAATTAGAACGTGGATTCCGATGGCGCGCGCGGGCGTTTCCTATCACGATATTTCTATGCACTCGACGCTCCCCCCGCTTGCTGGCAGCCGCGCGCTCCCCCTGAATCGGATTGCGGCTTCGAAGCTTCCGGCGCTTGGGATCGTGCGGGTCTCGGAAATCGACGCTGCCGAAGACGCCTGCATGGTCGCGTACAATATTCGCGTCGCGGAAAGCGCCTACCAGGCGGCTGACCGGGAGATCAAG